GCCAGCGGTCGCGCCGGTTGCCGCAACCGCGCCCGCATAGGACCGGGACAGGTCGCCGGAAACGTCGAACTCCCAATCAGTCGTCAGACGGACGTTGACGTCGCCGCCTTCCTCCAAGGCCACGACCACGACCTGGCCCGAGTAGGTCGGGGAGCCGGTCTGGTTCGGGTTCCAGGTGAAGTCCACCGTGCTCAGCCGGTTGTCCCAGCAGAACGACAGGAAGCCTTGCGGGTCATCGAAGTCCTGCACGCTTGTCCCCGCGAGGACCCAAGATTCTTTCTTGCCCGCCGGGACGGTGTCACCGCACAGGGTTTCCAGCGGGTCTCCGTCGTCGTCGTAGGTGGGCGTCACCCGCACGTTGGTCGCCTGGCAGGCGAAGGACGTCTGATCCGGGCCGAGCGTCAGCACGCCGGACTTGTTGCGGGACTCAGTGATCGTCATGGGACATCGACCCCTTGCGTGAATTGGATGAGGTAGGCGGGTAGCTGCGGCTGGCCCATCGCCAACTGGTAGCCGACGAAGTAATGCGACTCGACCGGGACCACCTTGGCGACGGTCGCCAGCAGGCCGTCGAGGATGACCCAGGCGTCGAAGTTGGCGACACCGGGCGCGAGCGCCACGAACTGCCAGGTGGCGGTCCCGGCGCAGTTCATGTCCCAAACGACCCTCGGCGGGGTGACCAGGACGCACGGCGGCGTGGCAGAGCGCGGGTCAGTGGTCGCGAGGACGTCCGGGTCTGCGCCCATGATCGCCTCGCATAGCTGGACGCCGCGCTCTGCCGTGCTCACGCGATCACGCTCCGTTGATAGCTGCCCAACTCCAAAAGTTGGGCCACGTCCGGGTCGGTGCGCGGCAACAGCGCCACGCCCGCCTCGGCAAAGGCCGCGATGCCGGTGATGGAACCGCGCCGACCGTAGAGCCTGGCCGCGTAGAGGGTCGCCGCCTCGTCGGCCCGTGCCGCCCACGGCTCCACCGCCGTCAGATCAGGTCTTAGGACCGTGACCAGATCGTTCGCGGCGGTGATCGCCTGGCTCAGCGCCAGGTCGTCGGCTGGCCGCACCTGGGACAGCCCCAGGTGGGCCAGGACCGACTCAGTGGTAGCGGGCATTACGGAGGCGGTGCCGGGGCGGTGTAGACGCACTTCTGCGCCGCCGCCTGTTCGGTGAGCGCCGCCAGCGCGCGGCCCTCAGCCAAGATCACCAGCAGGTTCTTGACGAAGTAGTCAGCGTGGCTGTCGGTCATGTAGACCGCCGTGGACTTGCGGGTGAACAGCGTTGCCGCCGTCTTGAACTCGCCCACGTAGGCCGACCCCGCTGGCAGCGACGGCACCGGCACCGCCCTCATGCCCCAAAAACCGGCCTGCTGGACAGCGCCGCCGTTGGTCTCGTAGTAGGTGCTGATGTCCATTGCCGCGTAGTCGGCAGGGTTGAGCAGCACCGCGTTCGGGGTCGCGTAGCCGCGTCCCTGGACTTCGCCGTAGGCGATGCGGATGACTTCGAGCAACGCCTGGCCCGCCGCGCCGGTCGTCGTGTTGGCGGTCCAGACCGCCCCGGTGATCGCCGCCGCCATGAGTGATTCCATCTTGCGGAGCACGCCGCCGCGCAACGCGCCCTCGATGATCGACTGAATGCGCGGGATGTCGTCCAACGCCTGCCGCGAAATCGGCTTCCAGTGCGCCAGGGTCTCCAAGCTGTCCGTGTGCGGGGTCGGCTCGTAGAGCGCCTCGGGCTTGGCCGCGCCCTCGGCCACCACGCCCGCCTCGGGATACGGGACGGGCCAACTGAACCACTCGACCACGTTGGACGAGACAGTCTCCGAGCCGCACACGTCCAGCAGCGGCGTGGACATCGTCCAGGTCGGGGCCTGGAAGTTGTGCGGCGGGATGGTCAGCGGCCAGGTGTCCACCTGGGTCGGCGCGCGTAGCTCCAACTCGACCGGCTCCATCGAGCCGCGTCCCCGGTAGTTGCGGAACGCCTCGGAGTCGGTGAACTGTTCGGCGGGCGAACGGGTCTCGACCTGGCGCGGCTGGCGGGTCTGGAAAGTCGCCGGCAATTGATCTTGGTCGCCTTCCAGTGCGGTGCGCAGCGCCGCGTAGGCGCGCTGGCTGGCGAGTTGTTCGCTGTAGGTGGTCAACTGCCCGTCGATCACGGCGCAGCGTTCCTGCATGGTCGTCATTTGGGCCTGTTCGGCATCGGTCAGGTCGCGGTCGTCGCTCGCGGCGCGCTCAGTGAGCGCGGTTGCCGTCTGAGTGAGCGAGTCGCGCTCCTGGCGAAGCCGCTGCAAGTAGGTATGCATCGGGTCACCTTCGGGGACGCGAACGGATGGGGTCGCGTGGGTGCATCCGAAGGTGCGGACCTAAGTCCGGCGGCCTCGACGGTGCCGGGGCTTCGGCTCGCGGCCAACGCTGCGGCCTACGTTGCAAGCCTGCACGCCGGAAGCTACCACCACCGGGCGACAGGTGTCAGGTCCACGGTCGGCGCGTTGCGGAACGGGGCCAACATGTCCTCGATCTTCTGCGCCGAGCGGACCGCCAGCACGCGGGAGCCGTCATAGGCACCGATCAGCAGGACCGAGACCTCCATCAGCTTCGCCTCACGTATCTCGATCACGCCGTCCTCGCCCGGACCCGCCTGGATCGGCAGGAAGCCGACCGACATGGCGGGCAGGTAGCCGTCGCGGGCTTCCTCCAACAGTTGGTCACCGTCCGGCCCCGGTCGCACGCCGAACAGCCCGGTCAGTTCGGTCGCCGTGTCCTCCCATGATCGGCTCATCCCGTAGGCGCGGCTGTGGTCGTGATTGCGGCACAGCGGGATGCGCGTGCCCCGCTCTTGGATGCTCTTGGCGAAGGCTCCCCGCTTGATCCGCTCGCCGCGCGGCCCCGCCGGGGTCGCGTAGCTGACCTCGTCGTGGACGCTGACCTGTCCGACAATCTCGCGGGCGTCCAGCGCCACCGAGCGCAGTTGCATATCCAGCAGGTTCATGCTGGCACCCCTTCCGGTTCTTGATCTTGGTTCTCATCGCGGGCTATGGCGACGAACGGCGGGCGCAGCGCCAAGTCCTCCAACGCCCGGACTTCCTCGGGCGTCATCCAGCCGCCCTCTATCGCCAGCTTGTAGGACTCGTAGCGGGTCTTTGTGTCGGCCCGCTCCAGCCCCGCTGTCTTGATCTTGACGGTGGTCCCCTTCGGGAACTCCGCGTCCAGCGTTGACTCGATCCGGCGCGACCACGGCAGCAGGGTGAACATCCGAAATTCGATCATGCGGGACTCGATGTTGGCGTAGGTCGAAGTGTCGCCGGGGACGCCGAGCATGTACGGCGGGCAGCCGAAGGCCATAGCCAGGTCGCGCAGATTCCATTGCTTGGCCTCGTCCAGCGCGCTATCCACAGGCGTGAACTGGATAGGCGTGAACGCCGTGGTCGCGTTCAGCACCGCAATGGACCGCTTGGTCGAGCCATGCGCCTCCATCCACTTCGATTTCAGCGCATCGGCCTCCTCCTCCTGCAAGTTCGGTTGCGACGAGGTCAGGAAGCCCGCCGGGACGCCGCTGTGATACATGCCCGACTCGTAGCCGTTGATCGTCAGCCCCAGCCCGAGCGTGGCCGCGTGCCGGGTCAGCACGCCGTTGCCGCGCCCGTCGCCGTAGGGCGGCTCGCCGCGCAGATGGATCACCGACCCGGTCGGCAGCGGCTCCTCGCCCGCGCCCTCGATGAAGTAATGGCCCTCTTTCACGGTCACCTTGGACGGGTGGAACTGCCACAGCGGCGGCACCGGCTCACCGTCCGCGTTACGGATCGGCGCATAGACGAACCCGTCCCCGAGCCACAGCGCCGCCGTGATCCACTGAGTCCAGAACTCCACCGAGGACAGCCGCACGTCATCGACCGACGCCGAGACCACCCGCCCGTCCAGGCGAAGGGCTTGCGGGTCGTCCAGCCAGGCCGGTTGCCGCATGTGCTCCACGTCGCCCTCGGGCGTGCCGCGAAGCACCTGCCAGGGCAGCCCGCCGAGGGTCGATGCGATCAGCGACGTGCAGCGGGTCACCCCGGGCAGCGCCGCGAAGCCGTAGATGCGCGAGTCGTCCGGCGGCAGCGGGTTGGAGAACTGCACGGGCGGGCCGTCGCCCGGTCCCATGTACCACAGCCAGGGCTGATCGACCTCCCAGCCGTCCGGGGCGTTGTGCAGCACGTCGCGGCCCCAATCGGTGGCCCGCACGATGTTGACCGCCGCCCGCAACGCCAGCTTGGGACCTAAGACAGCAAGATCAGTAACGCTCACCATATCCGGCTCCGCTCCACCTCGACCGGGCCGTGCTCGCTGGCCCACAGCCCCACCGTCAACGCCAGCAGCGGCACGCAACTGACGCCGTCCCGGTCCCTGTTGAAAGTCCACGCCTGCCCGTAAGCCCGCTTGCTCGCGTGCAGCACCGCGTCCTCCAACGCCGCATGTTGCCGCACGCCCAACTTGCCCTCGGTGATCCGGTCGTAAGTCAGCGCGCACGCCGTCGCCACGTCCCGCCCGGACAACCGGACCAACCGCTCCGCGATCCCCGGCACTGACCTAAGACCATCAGCTACGGTCGCGGCGGGACCTGTCGCGTCTACCCCGAGCGCGGTAGGTCCCCACCGCTCGCATAGCTCTACCAGGCGCGGCACGACCCACGACGCCCCGGCCCGGTGCTCGACCAACTCCGCGACCCCCGAAGACAACGCCACGATGGACGCATGGCTGCGGTCGCTCGCCATGTCCACGCCGAAGCACAACGGCCCCGAAGGCAACGCGCCCAGCCACAGGAT